GAAACTATGAAAAAGCAAAAGAAGCATTTGAAAACGGATATATTAACGGTGCTGCAGATTCTATACAAAGCCTTGTTCAAGTAGTTAAGGGTAGTGGATTACAACCAGGAATTTTCCAGATGGTAGTTCCTGCCGAAACAGTAGAGGAGACAATCGATGAGTTACTACGATATTGTGGTGAAGGAGATATTATTATTGATCATGGCAATAGCAATTTTAAAGACAGTCGGAAGAGAGCAGAACGCCTGGCAAAGTTGGGTATCCAATATATTGATTGTGGCACTAGCGGCGGTGTTTATGGTTTGGATCGTGGATACTGTCTTATGGTTGGTGGTGGAGATACTGCAGTCGCCGCTTGTAAGAGCATTTTTAATGCCCTCTCTCCAGGAGTCAGTGCTGCCCCCAGGACTGAGTTTGACTCGGATGTAACGTCCGCAGAGCACGGTTGGTTGCACTGTGGTGGTCCTGGTGCCGGGCATTTCGTGAAGATGGTTCACAACGGCATAGAGTATGGTATAATGCAAGCATATGCAGAAGGATTTAACATTATCAAGAATGCAAACAACGGAGCACAATATGTCAGAGAAGGAGACGCAGAAGTTGCCCCAATGGCAGACCCAGAATCCTACTGCTACGATATTGATGTTGCTGAAGTTGCTGAGTTATGGCGTCGTGGTAGTGTCGTTGGTAGTTGGTTACTTGATCTTACTGCTGATGTGCTGCGCCGCAGCCCAAATCTTACACAGTTCTCTGGGGGAGTATCCGATAGTGGTGAGGGTCGTTGGACTGTTAATGCCGCTGTGGATCTGGGGGTCCCTGCTCCCGTCATCACTACTGCCCTTTATGAAAGATTTAACTCAAGATTTTTGGGGTCATTCGGATCGAAAATTCTAAATGGTATGAGATATATGTTCGGTGGTCATCACGTTCGGTAGTGACTTGAGAATCTAAATACTTAAGATTCGCACATTACGAATGCTCTATTCAACCTCAGAAGAATTGCTTTATAATCTAGAAGCAACATCAAGTTCGGAGGCAAAAAGAAAATGGAGACAATCAATTAAAGAACAATGGAATTTCAAATGTGCATATTGTGAAAGTGAAGAAAATCTTACTTTAGATCACATTACACCAAGAGCAAATGGTGGAACTGATAGAATTACAAATTTACTGTGTGCCTGTAAAGAATGTAACAATTCAAAAGGTCATCAAAAGTGGAATGAGTGGTATATGAACCAAGACTTCTTTACCACTGAAAGATTATCTGCAATCATAAAATGGCAGAATCAAATTGCCGAAAATGAATTGGTGGTTTATCGTCCAAGAAAAGTTCCTCCATTATTTTAATTATTATGATTTCTACAACAACTCCTTATAAACTTGCAGAAATAATTCGTGATACTTGGCCACAACTTTACAGATCGCCAAAAATAATTTACAATAAGACAAATACCTTAAAAAAGAATGAATGACTATTGGGTGGTGATTGAAACTTCTACAGGAAGGGTAATTTCTCATTGTGGTGAGGAAACTGATGCAATAATGATGGTATCCTTTGATTCACACAAAAGAACTTATAGAAAGCAAAAATTTATTATGGATCAGGTAATTGATATTTCTTCTACTACAGATAAGCAATTACCTGGGCAACTTGGTCTTCCTCAAGGTAACGTATCAGCATTAAATTCTTATGTAGAAAAACTTCCCCAAAGTGAAGCAGTTCCTTTTGTTGTTAAATAATTTTTTAATTCAATTAAATCTATGAAATTTACTATTTACAGTAAGGACGGTTGTCCATATTGCACAAAAATAAAACAGGTGTTAGAGTTGTCTAATCTTGAACATGTAATTTATAAATTAAACGAAGACTTTACTAAAGAACAGTTTTATGCTGAATTTGGAGAAGGTTCTACTTTTCCTCAGGTAATTTTAAACGACCAACAACATTTGGGTGGTTGTACAGACGCTGTTCAATTTCTAAAGGAGAATAGTTTGATTTGACAAAAGGACAACAAGAAAAAGGAAAACTAAATAATAATGAATCCCAAATTAATAGGGGTGTTGAACTACTACTACGCAATAGGAGAAGAAAAGAATCAAAACCAAAAACCTTCCAAATGAAGTTTGGTAAAATGATCTCTTTTCTAAAAAGGGAATTTCATTTTTACTTAGAATTTCATTTTGATATAATAAAAAAATAAATTCTCCGAGGTATTAAAAATGGAATCAGCAACACCTTACATTCTTTTCTTCTGTGCTGTAGGAATTTTAGGTTCTTTTTTAATCGGAATTATGATAGGATGGTTTGGAAATGATATTGTTTATGCATTCTTAAATAAGAGTAAATATCCATCAGTTCATCCCGAAATGTTTGATGAAAATGGAAATCTTATTCCAGATGAAATTTTAGCAGTTTCATTCAATCCAGAGTTTTTAGAAGATGAAGATACTGATGAAGATAATGATGAATCTTAATATATCAATTTTTAAATTTTAGTAAATTAAATTAATTTTATGACTACATTAAAATCAAAGAGAACAGTTGAAAAACCGATTGACACTCTTCCCAATAACCCTTTTATTTTTGAAATTTTAGATCTTGCATCGAAGCAAAGAACAAATGCAAGAAAAGTTGAAGTTTTGAAAACTTATGAAGATATTTCATTAAAGACTATTTTAATTTGGAACTTTGATGAAACTGTAATTTCTGTTCTTCCTGAAGGTGATGTTCCATATGCAAGTACGGGTGAACAAACTTCATACAGTGGCACATTAAGTTCTAAAATTGATGATGCAGTATCGAAAATGGGTGAATTGAATACTAATTCATTGGGTTCTATGGATCAAGGAATGTCTTCAATTCGTAAAGAGTATAGAATGTTTTATAATTTTGTGAAGGGAGGCAATGATGGCTTGAGTTCTCTTCGTAGAGAAACGATGTTTATCAATATTCTTCAAGGACTTCATCCTAAAGAAGCTGAAATTTTAGTTCTTGTAAAGGATAAAAAACTTGAGAATAAATATAAAATTACAAAAGAAGTTGTGAATGAAGCTTATCCCGATATTGTTTGGGGCAATCGTTCGTGAGTACTGTATTAGGAGTAAGGAAAAAAATGGCAGAAAGTAAAAACAATTCAAAAAAATTTCTGCCTAGTGAATATGGTTGTGAAATTCTTTTGGAAAAAACGACATTAGAAAAGGCAAAGGACACTTCATTTCCAAATGATGCATACTTGATTTGGTATGTGTATGAAAATCAAAACTACATTGATTTAGTTCGTGGAACAAGAGTTCGTGTTTTTGATATGTATTATGATAATTATGGCTCAGATGCAATTAAAAAGATAGATTTTGGCTATGGACGTACAAACCCTAGGCTTTGGGGTTACAAACAACCTGAGAAAAAGAAAAGAAGATGAGTGCAGGATTTGGAGGAGATCCAAACCAAGGAAGGCTTGGAAAGGATGCGAAAATTACAATTAATCTAGATAATATTGATTCAATCATCAAACAATATAAAAAAATTAAAAAGTATCAAAAATCATCTTTATATACCATTAAATCGATGGATGGAACCGAAGATATTGTGAGTTCATTAATAAAGGAAGCGGAGGATAATCCACTGTAAAATGGGAAAGCATTATCTACTTAACTTATATGGATGTTCTTTTGTCCTTCTGGATGATGAGAGATGTCTTATCGATTTATTAGAAAATGCAGCAATTGTGAGTGGTGCTAATGTAATTCAAACTATTTCAAAGAAGTTTGAACCACAGGGAGTAACTATTCTTTGTTTACTTTCAGAAAGTCATATTAGTATTCATACATATCCCGAATTAGGAAATTGTTATGTGGATATTTTTACCTGTGGTGCCGCAAATCCAAAGATTGGATGTGATCGTATTATTGAGCAGTTAAATCCTCAATCATATGATCTTAAGTTTGTTGGGAGATAAAATTGTATTGTTTGATACATTATAACTTGCATAAATCTTAAAAGGATGCTATAATTCATCTTACGTTCATCTCATTAAATGAGACGCAAGTAGGACGACGCGGAACGCAAATCGTTCATTCGCTATTCGCAAATAGCGAACGGAAACGCCGCCCGAAGGAACGGGAATTAAAAACTCTCATTTCTTTAGGAGAAAACAAATGGCAAAAATTGTTTATAGAGGCGTAGAATATGACACTCAAAAGCGTATTGAATATCAACAGCAAATGATGCAGCAACCTCAACAATACAACGAAACCTATCGTGGTGTTAAGTTTGTAAAAGAGGGACACAAATGAACACTTATTTCGTTCGTTATCTCAAAAGAAAAGCAAAGAAGGAAAAACTCCTTCAAGTAGCACAACTGAATATGGCAAAAAAACCACAAGTTGCCTGAAACTGAGGGGATTGACTTCCCCTCTTTTTTTATGTAAAATGAATTGAATTAAGTTCTATTATATGAATAAAGAAAGACTAAAACTGATTGTAAGAAATTTGGAATTGCTTACACAATCTTTAAAGGAAGAACTTGAAATGGATGAAATTGTTGAATATTCTGAAGAAAAAGTTGAATATTCAATTGATGATTATGATGAAGTATTCTATGACAATGAGGATTGATAATAAATGAAACCTATTAAAGCAAAAGACCTTCTTGAACTTGATAAGAGACTTGAAGTAGTAAAACTTCAAGGATATCCAATTCCAGAGCAGGTAATTTATCAAGCAGGAAAATGTGACTATTCAGAAATTCCTATTCATCATCAACAAATTCCTACACCGCAGAAGTGTGGTGAGTGGATCGTAGAGCAACTTCTAAGCAACGAGAGAGGGCACTGGGGACCTGTAGAACACCCCGGTATTACATTCTCAGTGTCTGGGTATGTCCACAACGTTATGGTGCAAGCAAGGACTCACAGGGTAGGTGTGACGTTTGATGTTCAATCTCAACGATACACTGGTAAGAGAGTT